AGGTACGATATTGGAACTTACAAAAATTAAAGACGACGGTACCATGTTTATCAACTTTTATAGTGGAGAATTTATTCTTATTCAAAATTAATTGAACGCGAGCTAAATCGCCAAAAGCTTTTAGACCAGCATCATCGGGAAAGTCATCGGGAACAAGTTTAACCTTTATTCCGTTTTGATTGAATAAATCAGACAAAAGGTAGAGTGCTGATGTGTACACGTATGTAGTCGGACCGTAGTATTTGATATAACTACTTAAAATCCGATTCCAAATTGTGTACAACCAGGGCTCCAAAGAACTCTTTCTGTTATTCACAGGCGACCTTAAGTAATAAGGTCTTACGTTACGACCCTGAAAGAAATCAGAGCCGCATGATTCTCTAAAACCTTCGGTGCCAATAAAAGTTTTCTTTTTATTAACAACGAATCCAACAGACTCCATAATGGAAATATAGAGTTCGCAAGATTCTGACGGTACAATACAATCGTCACCAAAAACTAAAACGCTTTTAAAATCATCCCATGTAGGGATAGAGCGTCTTTTGTTTTGGGTTTCGATATGAGTTGCAACAGCAAAAGCATAGAACAGAATTGTTTCAACAGGAAAAGTTGTAGCATTCCCCATTGTGCTTAGCATCGGCAGTTCATAGATACTTCCTTTTATAGAAGTACTTTTGTGTCTTACCAAATCTAAACAACCAAACCAACGAGGTGAAAAACAAAACATAACAAGTTCTGATAACACACAATCGCTTGCCTTACTCCAATCTATCGTACCACTCTGGTGAGTGATAGATGAGACGAAAGCAGCATTTGAATTATTGACTTGGGCAATTCGTAAATCAAGATAAGGACGTAAACGACGTGTCATTAGAGCCATCAACCCTTGCTGAAAAAACATGCAAAGGGTAGTTTCAATGGCGATAATTCTACGAGATTTATTATCCTTCTCTACAGTAGTAGTACGCGACTCTTCTTGAACGGCATAAAGTATTTCATGATGGTCTGGAAGACCATTCATCCTATTGAGGGCAGCACGAAGCTGTGGATCCCACTTTAGGTACCTTTCAAAAAGAACTCTTGTTGCATTAGTGCAGCTCAACGGGTAAAGAAATTTATCCTCTAATTCAGTAGAATGAAAAGATAAACCGATTGAAGTTCCATGGGAGTTTTTACACTCTTTAAACCATTCGTCTTCATCGATATCTTCAAGAATTAACCTAGAAATGTCTCTAGCACGTAATAAAACACGTGTTCGAACATCCTGGGATTGGAAA